GCACCAGTCGTAGCACCAGTCGTAGCACCAGTCGTAGCACCAGGACCGTCGGCAGAAGGGGCGGGGTCATGGCGCCGTGCCGCTCCTGTTGCTCCTGTTGCTCCTGTTGCTCCTGTTGCTCCTGTTGCTGCTGCTGCGCCCAAGGAAGTGCCGCGGGAGGTGGGCTCCATCCTTCGGAAGTATCCTGTCATTTATAAGCCGGTTGGCAGTGAGTTCCGTGTGGAATACCATAACAAAAGGGTGGAGGAACTCGCCGGCGGCCGAGACCCCCGCCGACTCCAGGCTGTGAAGGACGATGTGAAGGCGCAGTTGCTCCGGGAACTCGCTGGAAAGGTCACTCTCTCCGACGCGCCGCGTGGATTTGTAGTTGACTTTGCGCTTCTCTAACAACAAAATAACAAAATAACAAAAGAACAACAAAAGAACAACAAAAGAACAACAAAAGAACAACAAAAGAACAACAAACCTACATCCATTTTTTGGGTCTATGAGCGTATGGAACTGCGCTAATAAACCAGTACCCTCTCCAAATGTCCGTACAGACGCTGACTGCGACCTGCGTTCTGGGCAAACTCGCCCTCTCATGGACCGTCCATGCGGCCGCCAACGCACTCCTCGTCAGTGTCGCAACCGACAGCGAATTTACGAAGCACCCTCGTTTCTTTCTCATCCCTCCGCGCACGACGGCCGTCCACCTCGACGTTGGGAATCCAGCGTCCATCGGAGGATATGGAACGGGTGCTAGCAGTAGTAGCGCATGGTACGCACGGGTCGGGGGTCTGATGGGCGACGAATTCCAGGGGGTCGTAGACTGGTCCGGTATTCACGGCCCCACCCTCGTCGTCAGCAGCAAGCCACTCCCCCCCGAACCGCCCGTCGCCGTCTCCTTGTTGCACACACAGGCCATCAAAGAGGGACTGCGTCTTCATACGGGGCATCGGAACCGTCTCTATGCGCTCATAGACTACAGTGTAGAGCCCCAGTTCCCCGCCTCTCTCACAAAGACGATCTATGCGCTCGATGTGGGCAATGGATACCACGATTGCTTTGGGTTGGATACCGTCAATACCTATTCGGTGAGACTAAGGACGTGGGGAACCTACGCCGACGATCCGCGGCGACCAACAGGTCACACCTTTCCCACCGATGACCTGCGACCAGTGAGCGTCGCCCTAGTCGCCAACGGGCAACGTGCCATGAGGCCCGGGAAACCGACGAGCGGCGGCGACTTGTCGGCGATAAGGGCGGGAACGATGGTCGTGAATGAAGCCCGGGAATCAGGTCGGATGCGATTCGCAACCAGCGGCGATTATATGCGGTACTTGGCGGCCAAGGCCAAGACGTCGGAAGGACGAACGGCTGTCTAGTATAGATTGCGGCTGGGGGTGTACGGATAGCCCAGCGTAAAGCCCGGCCAGTTGACGATGCCGCAATAGATGAACATGTTGCCCATGTACAGCGTCGGCGGGACGTTGTTGTGTGGCACGTCGCCGCCGGCGGGGTTCAGCGTGTGGGAGTGCTGCTTGTCGATAATAGGGTGCTTGTGGGCCGGATCGACGAGGCTGGCAGCTCCCGTCGCCGTCGTACCGGCAAAGGCGCCCGAGTTGTTCGCCGAGTTCGTCAGCGAAACGGCGTTCTCGTGATTGTTTTCGTATGTCTGCCTGTATCCGTGAGAGTGGCCAGCATCGTAGATCTGCGTCGTGCTCACCTCTGTACTACTAATGCCCGTGTACTCCATACTCGTCGAGTTGTTGAAGGAACTCTGCGAAATCGAATTGTTGACGCCGTGGTTGTGGGATGGCATCTCCGCAATCGTCAGTTTGTGAATGTACTCGCCCGCCGTCTGCCCTAGCACCGTTGTGAAGGTCGAGTTGTTGCTGTCCGTGCCCGTTCCCACAGCGCCCGGGGTTTTGCCTCCCGGATTGGGCAACGTGAATTGCGTGCCGCTGCCGCCGAACGAGTAGCCTATGACATTGAACAAAAACTGGAAGTCACTGATGGCGACGGTGCGACCATCGCACAGCATCCAGCCCATATGGTCCGAGGTCGCGGCGGAAAACTTGCTGTCACCCACGGTCGGCTTTTGATGCGCCGAAAAGGTCAGCGGGGTGCGGCACTGGGAGGTCATTCTACTATCTAGAACTAAATTAGACCGCTGGGCCTTAAGATCCTGTGGTACAATTTCAAATGCGCACGGGTCTAATTGGTTCTTGACAGCGACCTGTCGTATTAGACGGGACGTTACAGAGATGCGAGTTTTTTCGTGTGGCCTCGCATATATAAGGCGCAACTGGAAAACAGGACGAGAAGACAATAGACGATGATACGCATATTCTTACTGACGGATGTGAGGACGTGTTCCATCAGGCCCCAGACGCCGGCCCATAGAAAGATCATACACACGGTCTGCTCTACAAACGCGAGATCGGCGACCTGCATCCTACTCGGGGGCCGTAAAGTATCCGTGGCCTCCGCCTGCTGGCAAGGTCCCCGTGCTCCCAAAGCCTCCGGTGCCTCGTAGGGTCGGCCCCCCCGGAATCTCCGCCACAATCTGAATGTCATCCAACGGCAACAGATCAGGGGCCGCGAGTTGGAAGAGTCGTGTATTCGTTGCGATCGTCACCGGCGCACGCACATCCACTGCCGCAAACAACGTACCCCGGTATCCGGCGTCAATCAGGCCCACGGAATTCGCAAGACGCAACGGCGTCTTCGACAACGAAGACCGCGGAAGCATCCAATACGCACGGAAGGTGCCCAGCGTGGTATCATAGATAGCGGCACAACACTGTTGGGAACTCTTGACCGTCGTCCCACCCTCCGCGACAATGGACGCGCTCAGTAAATCAACGCCGGCATCACGCTCTCCCAGTGGCTTGGCCAGATAGGCCGCGCTAAGTGAGACATAGGCCGCCTTGGCCTCGTCGTTCTCCGGAACAAGATAGAGCACACGCATTCTAACGGTCTTCCTCTCATCACTCCGCTCTCTCAATTTTTGACCGGCGAAAAGTTGAAGAAGACGAGAAGGAGTGTGGGGTCGTCACACATGCGTGGACGACCGAAGAGCACCGTTACGCCTATCACCAGCCCCGAGGTTGTACCCACACCGGCCCTCACTGCGCCCGAAGCAGAATACAAGATCCATTATGAACGAGTGCGATCCGGCATCATTGCGTGCGTGCGGTCTCGGTGGAAGACAGCCGCATTCTGTGACCCCTTTTGTCGTCATATGGCTGGCATCGGATGGAACAAACTCGACCCCTTCAATGACATCGTGATTCGTCTGCCGGATGGCGACGGGACCCTCCATTTCGTCACGACGCTGTACAAGGGCGGACAGTTCACTTATACAATTGAGTCCTATGACGCAGAGGTTCCAGTGGAGTTGAAGAAGCGGACGTTCTTGGGGTTTGAGATCTAAGGGTGCTGTGATTTTTATAGAGATTCTATAGAAAGGAATGCCGACCGACAGCGAGATTAAGTCGTTGGATGACGAGTTGGCGACCAAGATTACGACATTGACGTGCGATCAAGCGGATGGCTTTGTGGAACGAGGAATCCCCAAGTCTTTGACGGAAGTACAATACTCCCGACAAACCCTACCATTTCATTAACTGAGCGTCAGTTTGTTCTCCGCGACCTCCACCACCTTCTCCACCACCTTCTCTGCCGCCTTCTCTACCGCCTTCTTGTCCTCCTCTTCTTTCCGTTCTCGCTTCCTCCGGAGGACCAAATCCTCGTCACCAAACATTGCCGTGGGCGTCGCCTCCGTCGCAGGACCCCCGCCTCCAATCGCAGCCGTGCTCTTCCCGGCGGCACCCGCAGGAGCAGGAGCCTTCGGCTTTGCGTGTCCCATCCGGTTCACCTTGTCCTGTGCGTACAACTCGTCGCGCGTCGCCTCATTCTCCTTGTACTTTTTCATCAGTTGGTTGAGTTGTTCATCCGCATACTCCTGATCCGCCACGGTGTGTGGCTCCGGGTCCCAGGGCAGCCAGAATCCCACCTGTCCGACGTAGACGTTGAACGAGGGGTCCAACTTCTGAAGCGTCTTGGCCCGGTTCACCGCCTCCCCGTAGGTGTCAAAGACCCCCCGGACCTTGAGCCCCTGGACCGTTGTGCGAAAACTATTGACGGCAAAAAAGTCGTCCTCCAACTTCTTCTTGTTCTTGTACATGAATGTATCGTAGGCCTCCTGGATCGTTCCCTTCTTAATGTCGGACATGGTCGCCTTGACGTGCGCCTCCAGCGCAGCCACTGCGTCGCTCGTCAAGGTCTTCCGGAAGTCCCCGACGATCCCGGCCACGCCGCTGAGGTCCGTCGCAGGGTCCAGAGGCGCCGTCCTTCCCTGGAGTTCAATGAGACGGTCCTGGACCTGGGAGAGCGCCGTCTGGAGCGCCGCCACCTGGGCCATCACAAAGGTCTCCGTGCTTTTAATCTTGTACTGAATCTCATAGTCCTTCAAGAATTCCGAAAAGAGAAAGATGTCTTTCTTCTCCAGGACTGTGGTGGGACTGATAAAACTCAGCGCCACATAATGCTGCCCGGGGATCTCCTTGTCTGCCTCCAGATAGACCTCCTTCGGCTCTGCGACTGCTCCGGTGGGGGTGGTTGCTCCTGCGGCCGACATCTTCTATGATCCTTAGGGATTCTAACCTTTAGATTACACCGCACACCCTGAGTGAATTTTTTTTCACCCCCCGAGGTATAACAATCTCATGGACGGTTTCACAATGAGCGAACTCATCGCACGTGCGATCAAGTATTTCCTGGAGGGCGTCGCCGTTGCCGTGGCGATGGTCATCATCCCCCACAAGACCCCTCACGTCGAGGAGATCGTGGTCGTCGCGTGCGTTGCGGCCTCCGTCTTTGCCATCCTGGACCTCCTGTCGCCCTCCATCGGCCTGACGGCGCGCCAGGGCGCGGGCTTTGGTCTGGGCGCGAACCTCGTTGGGTTTCCTGCGCGGGTCTAAAGAGACCCGACCTCTGCGCGCGTCGAAAGAAACCCGACCTCTGCGCTTATAAGACATCGCTGCGTCGACTAGATATACTGTTACAGATTCTAGACGGTACGCTCATATCACCCGTCGCGTCTAGTCCAAGTCGTCCTCGCTCTCCTCGGATCGTTCGTCCTCCTCACGATGCGTCTCCGCTTTCTCTCTCTTCCCACATCGCTTCGTCCACTCCCTCGTCACTGCCGCCTTGGTCTTCGAGTCCAATCCGATAGTGCCTTCTGCGACGCTCACCTCCGTCAAGGTGTCCATCAAATCGTCACGCGTCAACCGGAGCGCCTCCAAGTCGTCCACAAGGTCCTTGGGAGACCGGCCGCTCCGGAAGAACCGTGACCGCAACAGGTCCTGGCTGTCCATGTAGGACAAGGAGGACCGTGCCTCCAAGGCCCGCACCCACGTCCGGTGCTTTCCCCGTTTGCTCGCCTTCCCAAGCCACTGTGGCCACAGTTGAAAGGGCGCGGGGCCTTGGACCGTCGCGGCCGCCGCCACAACCATCATCGCCGACTGGGCCATCAGGTCCCACGACTGCGTCCGATAGACGCGCTTATCCGTGAGGTCTGCGAACGACAGGTACTCGGCTGCGACTGCACATCGCTCCAATTTCTCGGCCTCCGTAGCGGCTGCGTAGCCTTTTCCGGCTGCAGCCACGTAGCCCTCTGCTACCATCAGGGGCACAATCCCCGCATCGACAAAGACGAGGGATACACGATCCTGGAGCGTTCCATGCGGTTGAAAGAGACGCCCCCCCGCCGAAAAGGGGTCCATCCGCAGGAGCGCGTCCTTTCGCGAACCGTCGAGGAGGGAGTCGCCGCAGAGTGCGTGCGACTGAACCTGAAGCGTATTGATACACGACCGAACGTCGTTTCCGCTGCGCTCCACGAGAATCTCCAGTTCCCCCACCGATTGCGTAGGGAATCGCGCGTGTAAGGCACGGGCAATCACGTGCTTGGCGGGTCGCGCGAAACGGACGTCCAGTGCGACCGAGACGAGCGGTTTGAGTTTGGGCTTTGTGCGTTCATTTGCGATACAAAGAATGGGAAAGGTCGCCGTCTTGCCGAGCCGGGCCAACTCGGCGACGCCGCCTCTGTCGCAGCCGTCGACTTCGTCCATAATCAAGAGGCGTTTGCCGCCAACGTGGGACGTGCCCGCCGCCGGTTCTAACAGGGCCTTCACGGTGGCCCCCGACCGATCATCGCTCGCGTTGCGCTCCACAATGGAATAGCCCGCTGCCGTTGCCACGAGGTGGGACACGGTTGTCTTGCCAATCCCGGGGGGGCCTGTGAGAAGGGCGATGCGATTCTCGACGGCTGGAAAGGCGGCGAGCCATGCGAGCAGGCCCTTGACTTGCTCGGTGTGACCAATGACCTCGGAGAGCGTGGTGGGTGCGTACTTGTCGACCCAGAGGGGCTTCGCCTCCTGCCACGGAAGCGTCGTATAAAGAACGAGCGGAATGCCGCGGCGGATGGCCGCTTGGACTTTCCACCCATCGCTCGTGGACGAGCAGACAAGGGAGGAACTGTGGGGCGACCACGGAACAACTCGCTGTCCGGTTCGTTCAAAGAAGGACCGGAGCGCGGCTTGATGGAGGGCAGGAATGCCCGAGAAGGACACCACGGACGCCATGGTGCTGCGGCTAGTACACGGGACGGAGGATTCAATTTTTCAGCCGACCCTTCTTGGTTACGCAGGCGCCACCACATTGGTCCACGGCTCTGCGTCACTGGCCTCGGGCCATCCTCGCTGGACCATATCGCCGTGATATCCCTTCGCCCTCACTTGCGCCTCTTGATTTTCAAACAGTGGCAACTCCTCTCGTCCAACGTAGTACATCGAGCGACTGGAGGTGCGGTCGGTGAGAGGCGCCGGGAGCATCGTTGCGGGCCTGCCCGCGCTCCACCGATACGGAGCCGCCGTATCGGTAATCCAGAGATAGGTGTGAAACGACTGGCCTGCGAGATTCGCCGTCTTGAATTCGATCACGGGGGGAACGTAGACGGATCCAAGGCCTGTGTAGTATCCCGCCGGAATGTCCTTGAGCGTCAAGGAGAAGGAGCCGTCTGCCGAGGGAACGGCGCCAGTATGAGGTGTATTGGAATAGGCGATGTCCTTGTTGGGATAGGGCTGGCCGGAGCCCGCAAATCCGATGCCCCGTGTGGTCGGGGCTGCCGCGATCCAGTGAATCAGTTGCTGCGTGGGCCCGAGCCCCAGAATCTTGCCCTTCACCGAGACAGTGCCGTTGCTGGGATGCCGCGTCACGGTCGCCACGATGCCCTCTCCTTGCGATGGGTGTTCCATTTGGAGTGGGTTCGTATTTTTCTATTGGAGGGGTGCCTCCAATAAACCCCTTAGGTGCGTCCCGTTTGGTGGGGCATCCTTGTACTTCGTAATCATGCGGTTCGCGAGTTCGCTTACAGCGGAAGTCGCGCGATGGATATGTAACACCTCCTGTAGATGATTATTTACGACCTCGGCGCCGAATAAGGATGCGACGCCGCTGCACTGCCGTACTTGGCCACGTCTCCCTTCCACGCAAAGGTGCGTTCAGGATCATCCTTCGCGCACTGGGACGCCGCGGAGGGCGGGTGACGCAAGAACGTCCCCGGCAACTTGGGAATCGTCGCATCCGACAGGGCCTGCGGCGCCGAGGCGGACCGGTAGAGTTCTGGTACGTAGACGCGTCCGACGCCGATGCCCTGAAAGTTGCCCGGCACCGTCTTACACCCTTTCCATGTACAGACGCGCTTATACAACTCGGGAAGCATCGTGTCCACGCACGTCCGCGACGTGACCTTGCGATTATTGAGTTCCCGCGCCTGGGCCATCAACTCATTGGCTCCGTCGGTCATCCGCTGCCGTACGCCATTGTCGCCAAACTCGGCGGCGGCCAAGGTTGGGTATTGGTAGCAGCGTGGACGATAATCCGTCATTACGCGCCCGTCTTCCATGCGAGCAGGAGTCCCGTGTCTCGCATACCGGGGGTCCACCGTTGCAAAGCACGCGGCGTCCGTCAGCCCCGTGCCTAGTTCCATAAAGCCGAGTCCACTCATTTGTCTGGTGGGAGAAAAAAGACAGTCTTACTGAAGCGTAAGGGTCGTCTCCTCCAACATGGTGATGGAGGACGCCTTTGGTTCTTTGACGGGAGATCCCGTCGCAGAGCCCTCTGCGTCAGCCTTCGGCTCGGACCGAAGCGCGTCAATCAGGGCCTGCTTGCGCATCGCCGATCCCCCCAGAATATTCCGCTGCTCAGCAAGGCGACGGAGTTCCTTGAGCGTCATCCCGTCCAGGACAGTGCTCTTTGGCTTCAGTGTCTCGGAAAAGGAGGCATCCGCCTCTACGGAAAGACCGCTGCCGACGCCACCGGGCTGAAGGTCCTCGAATTCCTCTACGGCGAGCGACTCGTTGAGTGGCAAGGACTCCTCGCTCGTCTTCACCGGGTGTGCCTCCACGGTCGCGTGAAGGCGCTCGTGGAGCAAGTCGTCGTCCTCGCCGAGTTCGGACCCGGGAGGAGGCGGGTAGGGGGACGGACCTGACGGACCTGACGGAGGACCCGCAACCACCGGGGTCCCCATGGCGTTGGGGGCCGCCGGAGGCTTGGGTCCGTGGTCCACCATCGTCTTGAGTTCGTAGACAATGTTTTCCAACAGATTCATCTTCCTCTGGAGGTATTGCGTCTGCGTCCAAAACCAATAGACGACGCCAAGCAAGAGCACTGTCATACACAGAGCCACATAGAAAGAGTCCGCGATGTTCATTCTGTTGGGGGGGGCAACTTTTCGGATGCGGGATTTCCGCGGCTTACCGAAGGCGCCTTTGGTGCCTTTGGCGAAGCCGCGGACAGCCCGCGCTCCTCCAGAATCTCCATCACGCTAGAGAGCGCAGAGACACCCGGAGCCACCTTGTAGGTATAGGACAAGCCTCCGTCCTCCTTCTGCGACGCCACGAGTTGCTGCATCTGGACTGTCTTGTCGAACATCGTTGTGAGTTCCGCGTAATGCGTGCTAACAATACTAATCGTATCGGGTTTCTCATAGAGTCGTGATAGAAAGACGCGGCTCGCCGCCACACCGTCGTGCGCATTCGTGGAGTGAAAGATTTCGTCCATCATCACGAAGGCCGGCGTCCCCTTGGCCTGAAGCACCGATTTCGCGAATTCGATTTCTGCCTCAAACGTGCTACAATACCCCAGTTTCCCACACGGTTCCAATGCCGTCAGAACAAAGGCAAATGGCGACCATGTCATCGACTCGGCGTAGGCAAAGCCCCACGTCTGAGCTGTAACAATCGCCAAGGCAACCGCCTTGCAAAAGGTCGATTTGCCCCCGCGATTCGGCCCTGTGAGCAGCGTATGGCCGTTGCTGTCGTAGTCATTGCGGACGCAGGTGGGAACCGCTGGATGATGGACACCGCGCATCGTAAGCGATGTGGTCTTCGCGACCTTCGGAAAGCATACCCCTGGAAGGTCGCTCACAGTCGCAAGCACATCGAGATGAGCCACCCAGTCGCGCACGCGGAGGAGCGGCTCCGGGTCATTCCAGATGGACCCGTAGGCCGCGCTCCCATCAAGCCCTTCCAACGGAGCACATACATCCAACACAGCCTCGCCATCTGCGAGGAGATGGCGCACGGCCATCCGTTGGTCGGAGTCCAGTGACCGCAGATGGCCTACGATCCGCGTAACAGTGGCCACGGCGTTCAGAATCGCGTCGCCTCGCTTGACCACATCAAACCAGATCGTGCGCAAATGGATCGCCGCGGTGAGTTGACTCCAGAGACCTGCAACAAAGACGAGGAGTGCGAATCCAATAAAGAACATTTCGACGATGGAGCCCAATCGTGTCTGAGACGCTTTGCTGCTGATGGAAGACGGAATCATCACCTGACTGCGGAGCACGTCTCGTACTTGCGCGAGAATGGCCATCGGGTCTTTGGTTGCCCCGGGGGTCAGATAGGCCAGGAGAAACGGAAGGACAATGGCGAGCAACGGTGTCACAATGGAAAGCCCCGGGGACAGAATCGTCTTGAGAAAGATAATTGCGTTGAGTACCACGGACTTGGTGTTGAGAATAGAGGCCACGGAATCGGACGGCCATAAGATTTGCTCAATGGATTCCGTGATTCGTTCATCCGTTTGCTCGATACAGTCGTCTAGGATCGCCGTCGTATCCGCGAGTCCCGCCAACTCGTCCAAGATGGCCTTCCGTCCAGAGGGGCTGGCCCGCAGTCCCAGCAGCGGCAATTGGCGGCGCTTACTCATCGCAGGAGTAAGAGACCCGGTTGATTCCTCGTGGAGGCCATCTTGAAAGGCCTCGCGGCCCCACGAGAGCTGAAACGGAATGTGAGTTCCTAGGCTATCCAATTGGAGATCCGTGCGCACATTGTCTCCCCACATTTGACACTGCTTCACAAAAAATTGAAGCCCGTCTTCCGTGGTGGCCGACCATGCCGTCCGTTCTTCCTTTCTTCCTTTGCGTACGTTCTGATTCCTTACTTCCTTTCCCCTCCTTTCTTACGATGACAACTGCTTCTTCCACACTTCTTTCCGCGCTGGCCTTGCGGTCCCAGGAACACCCTGTGCCGCCCAGGTTTGTCGCCCGCTGTACAGCGATTTCGTTGTTTCAAAGGGGGGGTGCCGCAAGAGGGGGGGACGGCACTCGTCCCTCTATGCTCTCCTCGGACAGCGGAAGAGAGCGGTCGTCCTTACCATCCGCGGGGGTCGACCACGACGGATTTCAATTGGCCCGGACGAACCGCCGCTATGGTGGCGCCGGAGGCGGTGGTTCTTCTGGTGGCCGCTTTGGCGGCGAGTCTGGTGGCCGCTACGGCGGCGAGTCTGGTGGCCGCTACGGCGGTGAGTCTGGCGGTCGCTTTGGCGGCGAGTCTGGCGGTCGCTTTGGCGGCGAGTCTGGCGGTCGCTTTGGCGGCGAGTCTGGTGGTAGGTATAACAGCGGTGGGAACCGGTACGGTGGGAACCGGCACGGTGGCGGCAACGAGTCAGGAGGCCGGTATCCACCGGACGAGGCCAGACGTCCAGCCGTTCCATTGCGCACATTTGGAACACCGCCCTCTGATGCGACGGGTGCTGCGACGGGTGCGACGGGTGCTGCGACTACGACGGATGTGACGGGTGCGACGGGTGCTGCGACTGCGACTGCGACTGCGACACCCGTCGCGGCGCCCGTCGCTGTCGCGGCACCCGATGCCGTCGCCGCCTTTTCCGCCGCGACCCTCCGTGCGGGAGTGAGCAGTGCCGCACGGATCGTACAGAGAGCCAAGGGAAAACTCAATCGTATGGGATTTGGGAATTACGAGCAGACCAAGGCAAGTATGCAGGAAATGTTGGACGGCGACGAAATCGACTTTCTCGACGAGATGTTGGCCTTTGCCTTTGAAAAGGCCGCCACCGAGTCCTTTTACTGCGCCCTGTTTGCCAAGTTGCTTCACGAGTTGAGCACCGAATTCCCACACTTTAAGAGCGCGATGCGCAAACTCTTTGATGACTACACATCCATCTTCTCGGAGGGCGTCGCAGAGCCTGCGAAAGATACGACGGCCTACAAGGAGTGGTTGAACGCGCAAGAAAAGAAGAAGTTCCGTCGTGGATACAGTCAGTTTGTAGCGGAACTGGTCAAACTGGGGGCCGCGGACGCGGATGCGTTCTCCCGGATGCTCCAAAACAGCGTCGTCGTGTTGGAGGCCTCTCGCGAGAGTCCCGAGAAGGTCTTTCTCTGCGAAGAATACGGCGACTGCTTGGCCACGATGTGCCACGCGGCCCCAGCCCTCTTGTCTGCCGCCCCCTGGGCTCCCGACCTTGTGCGTCGCCTGGAGGCTCTGTCGGCCGGCACCATCAAAGACCGCTCCCCTGGATTCTCGGCCCGGGGCTTCTTTGCAATCAAGAACCTTGTGGAGGTTGGTAAGCGGGGCTGGACAAAATAAAGATGCGCCCTAGAATAGAATGGATACGCGTAAGAATAACAGCAGTCGCCGGAACGATCGCCGGAACGAACGCCGGAACGAACGCCGGAACGATCGCCGGAACGAACGCCGGAACGATCGCCGGAACGATCGCAAGAACAATAGGAAGGCAAATCGCAAGAACAGGACGCAACGGGGCGGTGCTATTTTTAATACCCGGCTCGGACAACCGTTGCAGGGCATCGCCAATGCCGCGAATCATCTGATTGGAAGGGAACTGAATGCTGTCAAGGACGTGGTCCACGGCGCATTGGGAGGCGTGGGGAGAGCCATCCGGGGCGTGACTGGTGGTGCGGACAACGTGATCCACAGTCTGTCCAAGGCCGTCACACGGAAGAATAATCGTAAACACTAAGTTGCCGCAAAAATTGAGTCTTGCCTTCGCCGGGTCGGCGCGGTCAAGACTCCTCCCGACAACCCCTCTCCTTTCTTAAATGTCACGTCCCGACAACGATGGTAGCAACAAGAAGCGTATTATGAAGAAGCGCGCCCCGCCCACCTCGGATGACGACAGCAGCGTCGATGAACGGGGAAATGTCCGCAATCTCATTGATTACAATTACGAGGAAACGGACTCCTCACTATCGTCGCGCGAAGCAAAACGGCAAGCACGGAAGGCGATCCAGGACTACAATGCCAAGGTCCACGCAAAGGTTACCGACCAAGTGGCGAAGAACAAGAAACAACGGGCGCGCAAGGCAGGATTTGTGATTGAAAGTAGCGAGGACGACGAGGAGGCCCCCCCTCCCTCGAACACAAAGCCAATTCCAATTCCCGGTGCGATGCCGAAGCGTCGTATTGAACCAACCCTGATCGTCAAGGAGATTGCGCAGAAGAAGTCTATCTTGAAGGAGCCGCAGGCGACGACCGCAAAGGAGCCGCAGGCGACGACCGCAAAGGAGCCGCAGGCGACGACCGCAAAGGAGCCGCAGGCGACGACCGCAAAGGCGACGACCACAAAGAAGGCAAAGGAGCCGCAGGCGACGACCACAAAGAAGGCAAAGGAGCCGCAGGCGACGACCGCAAAGGAGCCGCAGGCGACGACCGCAAAGGCGACGACCACAAAGAAGGCAAAGGCCAGAGAGGACGAAGAGGACGAAGAGGACGAAGAGGACGAAGAGACGCTAGGCAGCGAGGATACGGAGGACTCCGAAGAGAGCGACGATTCCGAAGAGAGCGACGATTCCGAAGAGAGCGACGATTCCGAAGAGAGCGACGATTCCGAAGAGAGCGATGAGGACTCCGAAGAGGAAACGACGCCGCGGCGACGCGGTGGCAGCAGCACCATCGATATTGTCTTTAGTGACCTGATGGGAGGAGGGAAGGACCCCAGCAAACCTCACAAGTACAATCTCAAGAAGGAATCGGAACGCGTGCGGCGCTTCGTCAAACTTGTCCAAACCGAAGATGACGGGGAAGAGGACACGATCGACAACGACATTACCTATTTCAAGTCACTCCCCCCGGAGAAACAAACCTCCTTGATGACTGTATTGGAACACAAGAACACTCCCACCGAGGTCCAAATTCCACTCAAGTTCAAAATCCTCGAACAGGTGACGATTAAACCCGAACTCAATCGCCTCGCGATGGCCAAGTACAACGCGCTGTGTAGCATTGACCCCAGTAGCACCGAGTATTACAAGTGTGGCCACTGGATTCGCGGCTTTACGGGGCTCCCCTTGGGACGGTACAAGGACCTGCCCGTCAAGATCGAAGACGGTCCCGAGAAGTGCTCCGAGTTTATGGGGACCGTCCATAAGCAGATGAACGCCGCCATCTACGGGCACGACGACGCGAAACTCCAGATTATGCAGTTTGTGAGTTCGTGGATCGCGAATCCCACCGCACACGGGAACGTGCTCAGCATTCACGGACCGATGGGCGTAGGCAAGACGAGTCTCATCAAGGATGGCGTGGCCAAGGCGTTGGACCGTCCCTTCCACTTTATCAGTCTTGGGGGTGCGACGGACGCGAGTTTCCTCGACGGTCACAGTTATACATACGAAGGAAGTACGTGGGGAAAGATTGTGGACGTGCTCATTCAGAGCAAGTATATGAATCCCATCTTCTACTTTGACGAACTGGACAAGGTGTCGGAAACCCCCAAGGGCGACGAAATCATGAACCTCCTCATTCACTTGACGGACGGAAGTCAGAACGATCGATTCCAGGACAAGTACTTTACAGGCGTTGAATTGGACCTGAGCCGCTGTCTCTTCATCTTCTCCCACAACAACCACGAAAAGGTCAATCCCATTCTGAGGGACCGTATGTACAACATTGCCGTCAGCGGCTTCTCACTCAAGGATAAACTCTTAATCGCAGAAGAGTACCTGCTGCCACAGGCACTCAAGGAAGCCGGTCTTCACGAGAAAATCAGCATTAGCAAGGAGATTCTCCAATACGTCGTGGAGCACTACACGGAGGGCGAAGGTGGCGTGCGGGAATTGAAGCGGTGTATTCAGACGATTATCAGCAAGGTGAATCTGCTTCGGTTCTACAACAACCCCAAGCAGGTTCCATTCAGCATTCCGGGATTCTCACTGCCCTTTACGATTACGCGAGAGCATGTGGTCCTCTTTCTCAAGAAGAAGCAGACAAATGTGAGTCACACGATGATGTATCTCTAAGAAGCCTTCCTGTGTAGACCCGTGTAAATTTTACAAGGACGATCGACCGGAAGGGGGTCCCTGGACGGCGGTCTAAAGATTGCGCGCGTATACGGGTCATACCATGAATGGATGACCTGTTGGTGACAATCTCAAAACGGCGATTGGAGGAATTGGAAGAGTTGGAACATCGGCTTCCCCTCTTGCTCGAAGAAGCCCGTGCGGCATTCAAGGCCGACCGTCTGCGGCAACTGCGGGAAAAAGACAAAGCTGATGTCAGGTTGGTGCGCGCTCGTGTGCGCCGCTATGCGGACAAACATCGAGATACCATCAATGCACGCCGACGGGAAAACAGGGGCACAAACACAGTCATTTTGAATACAGAGACCGTGTCTTCATGCGGAGTCAAGTCCCCCGAAGAAGACAGCGAGCGCAGCGGGCCACGACCCAAGGATGGGAATCCAGAAGAAGGGAATGTAGGTCCAGCCGCTTCCTGTCCAATTGTTCTTCACAGCGCGGGCGACAAAGAGGCCGACGCCGCCCAGCCAAAACACAAGGCACGCCCAAAGAAAATTCACAAATGACATTCCTAATCACGCCAGACGTTAAAAATAGGGAACGTCTGCGCACATCGTTTGTGATACTGTCACGCAGCATCACAAATGGTTCGTTCTGTACGACTAGAACGGAGGCACACCGACTTGAATCTCCTCGTCGGCCTGAACCGCAACGCCCTCCTTCTCAGTGCCCATCGCACTCTTACTCAAGACCTGAAAGACCTCTTTTACTTCCAAGGCATCTCCCACCGATTCCAGGACTGCTGCTGGATCACCGCCTGCGCCGTACAGCCACGCATAGGCGCTCGCGCCAAAGGCGACGATGCCTGCCAAGAAGAGCCGAAAGAGACTCTTGATGTCCGGGATCGTTTTTTCAGTATACGAGGTGTAGCCGGCGAACGCAAAGGGAACGATGAACCCGCCCACGAGCGTAATCACAATCAGGGATGCCGTTTGCATGGTTCTAGACGCACCGCCGAAAAAGGGGAGAGAAACCGAACGAGGGATTAGGTCAATTCTTCAAACTCGCCCGTGCTCGCCAGGGGCGCGTCAATGTCTACCGCTGCTTCCGTGGGCGTCTTCGCCGGATTCGCGTCCAAGTCTTCGATATCCTCCCCACTGATGCTCGACGACGCCTCGTGAATGATCAGCGTGGGTGCGTTCTCTTGGTCGTCGTCCTGAAGGCCCCACGTCGACGGCGGCTTGTCCTCCACGCTCACCTTTGGTTTGAATTCAATCGCACTGAGACCAGAGGTATCCTGAAATACCGTATCATAGGGCGTAAAATGGACAGTGGGTTCTGTTTCAATCGTAAGGTGTGTTGGGACTTGTGTTGGGACTTGTGTTGGGACTTGTGTTGGGACTTGTGTTGGGACTTGTACCGGAATCACAGGGTGCGACGAAGAATGTGGGTCTGCTTTTTCAACGGTGACGCCTGCGTCGACCACTGGAAGGGCCACTACATGCTCGCTGCCAGCGGGAATCGCCAACTCCGGAGGAGTCTCCACCTTGGTGAGCAGCAAACTTGGCTTGGCTGGTTTCACGGGCTTCGGAGAGGGCGTGGAGGCCGGGGTCTCCTCGTCCTTCTCCTTCTCCTTCTCCTTACTCTCTGCGACAGAATGCGAAGGCTCTGCGACAGAGTGCGAAGGCTCTGCGACAGAGTGCGAAGGCTCCGCCTTCCCGCCCTCATCCTCCACCAAGTCCAGCACCGCGGACTCCTTTCCCTCTTCCTCGTCATCCAAATACTCACGCAGAATGTGCTTGACTGGCAGCAGAGATCGCACCGCCGCATTCATCGCCTCCCCACACATTGATTCCGCCTGTAACACATTCTTTTGGCGCTCCACCGCCGACAGTTCCGTTTGAAAGAGAAAGGGCGCCTTCCACAACGAGCGTGCGCATTCCGTAAAGACGCGGTGGAGAAAATGGTCGAGTTTGGGCAGCGTGATCTGGAGTTTCTTTTGCTTCCCATTGGTGCGAATGGCCGTCAGCATCTTGGTGTGCGCGACAAACACCGCTGTCATCAGTTCCTCGACGTAATCGCAGCGGCACCCGTCTAGCACAGCATTGATATGCGTCTCAATCACGTCCTGGTTCCATTTTGGCACTTCAGAACAAAAGGTTTGAAAGGCCACCATCGTCTTTTTACCGTGCGTCTTTGTCAGAGCATTGTACTCGAGCCGGAAAAAGTCCACGAGGGGCGGCACAATCCACGCGCACAGTTGTTTCATATATTCATTGCGCGCTTCGGTGTACAGACCCACCGATTCCATTCTGCTGAAAGTAAATAAACACGGAAGAGACCTTTACCGCACTAGAGCAATCCCTGTAGGGTCGCGATCGCGGCGAAGACCATGGCCCGCGTACTAATCCCTCCCAACCGTGACCACGCCGCACAGGTCTGGCTCACCACAGGGTGCTTCGGCCAGCCCATTCGCAAGAGGTCCCGCAAGTCATAGCCCTCGTCCTTACACCGAGTCACGGCGTCGATGGTCCAGGCGCTCCACGCCGCGGAGTCTGCCGCGGAGTCTGTCGCGGATGGCCGGGTGGACAGGAGATCGGTCAGAACCGACGTGCTCCGTGTATGGCCGCAGTGGCGCGTCGCCAACGCTTCTGTGAGAGCAGCCCGGAGATTTCCATACGCCTGCGCCGCCACCTCTTCCACGATCCGTTTCTCCACCGCGTACTCCGTGCGTCGCAGCAATTCATAGATGACCTCTGTCTCATCGGGTGCGTCGACGCTAATGAGTGTAGTGCGACTCAATAACGGCTCCGATATAGCACCGGCGTCCCGACAAAGAAAGGCCACGCGCGTCGAGCCCGCAGTCGTCTCCAAGCACCGGCGCAAGAAGGCCTGTGTGTCACTCGACAAGGCGTCCGCCTGCTCCAACACAATCCATCGCAACTTGGTGGTCGCTTTAGAGCCACGTGCAAAGACGCGCAACGTATCCCGCACGTCTCGCAAGCCGCTATTCGCAGTACAGTCAATGTGGAGCACGTGATGGCCTTTGAGTGCCAGCCGAAAAAAGAGGGATTTGCCGCAGCCCGCGGGGCCGACGCACACGAGGTGTCCCGTCGTCTGGGCCTGAATCTGCTTGTTCAGAGGCCCCCATACCTCGGCATTTCCTACAATGTCACCTACCGTCCTAGGTGACATTGGATCATAGAGGGCCGAGTCCAACATTGCGCGGTTAGAGGTATGACGGGTAGATTTGTTTAGGTCGGGGTCTTAGATAGCATGCGTCCCTCCCACCAAGGCCGACTTGTGTAACGGAATAACGTAGGGATTGTTCTCGAGCGACGCCACAAAAATGGGGGCGTTGCGCACAGCGCTGACGTCCAACTTGAGCACCGTCCGTGGCCGCTGGACGCCCAGCACTTCCGTAGACGACGGCAGGTTTGGCACGCGGTCCACGTTGTTCTCGCGGTCATTCACGATGTCAGTATTGAGTTTCCGGTAGGTGATGTTGATATTGTCCTCTGCGTTGAAGAGCTTGACAGAGGAGCCCATCGGCGTCCGGCCCCTCGCCACATTCTCGCGCTGGGCGTATTGCCGCATATTGCGTGCGTCGGTCTGGTCCTTCTCCGCCTTGCCCGATGCCAGAATCGCCGTCCCCGTATAGCCCGACTTGGCGGAGAGCGCCGCCTTTTGCGTATTGCGCACGGCGTCCTGGAGACGAATCTCGGCCGCGCCGGGCGTGTCCTGACGCCCCAAGTTGCGGTACCAGTCCCAGTCGTCCAGCGTATTGCGGCCCGTCACCTTCATAATGTCGCCGGGGTCGTACACCGTCAACTTCTGCGCGCAATCCGCCGGGGCCTCGATGCCAAGGTAGCCATTGTCTTCCGTCGTCTCCTTGATGGTCGTGCGGGCGACATCATTCGGATCATAGACCGTCAGTTTGGGCTGGGCGTCCACGGGACCCGCGACGCCCACGCGGTTCAAGTCAATCGTCTCTTCGGCGCGCGTCGGTCGCACGAAATCCTGCTGCGGCAACGCAACCTCGCGTTCGTCCGGCACCACGTTGAGCCCCATCACACGCTCCCCCGTGTAGAACCGCTCGTTGGGACGAATCTCCACCCCCGACTTGCCGTAGTCGTTCTCCTGAGCGTCCGTGTCGGGATTGAAGTTGGTCGTCAAGTCGGCGTTGCGAAAGCCCCACGACCCCATCTGCTTGACGAGCGGCGTCCGCGTCGATCCAATCGTATAGGTTGCCTTGCCCTCCACCTGTCCCGCCGTGCCCTCGTACGGCTTGCTCGTGTCGGGCCGCGTCGTATTGCGGACCACCTGGACGCTGCGCACCATCGCCTTTTGGTCGGCTCCCACCGTCACAAAGTTGCGTTCGCCCTTTTCGTTGATGTAGAAACGGTCGGGCTGGTACTTGCGAACCTCCCCAATGTCCTCAGGGGCCGTGGGCGCCGTCACGACGGCGGCACCGGGTACGACGGGTTGAAAGTAGGACAGTTTGGGATTGTTGGTCGTGCGCAGGTCGTCCGTGCGAGCCATCCGCCGGAGCATAAATTCCTCGCCCGCCGTCTGTTGAAAGCCGCCGGATGGCAACTCGGTGTACCCGTCGTCCAGGCCCTTGCCGACGCGAATCGGCTCGACCGGTCGCTCGCCGCCGCGATTCTTGGGCTCGACGTAGCGCGACTGGAGAAAGTCAGTGGCCGCCTCCATTCCGTAGGGATTGCCGATGGGCTCTTTCGTGGGCTCAAAGAAGGGCGTCTGCTCCCGTTTGGCGAACAGCGTCTTGCTCGCCCCCGTATAGGAATCGAGGACCTGGTTGTTCGCCGAGTCGAGCGAATTCTGCTTGAGTTGGCCTTTGAAGAAGGGAACCATATTGGCGTGCTTGAACTCACCGGGCTTGAATTCAATGCCCGTCAGGGGCGACACAAAGGCGGGCCGGTCGGTGGCATCTTCCCACCGGTCGGGACGCATCTGTAGCAGATCGCCGGAGCCACCCGTCCACTGGTCGGGCAGCGTCGGGGCCGGTACCGGAAAATGAAGCGATCCACCCTGGTTGGGGGACAGGTAGGGTTCCCGCGCAAAAGAGCCGAGCGAGGGCAACGGCTGTTGGATATCATAGACGCCGCTGGCCGAATAGGTGGCCGTGCGAGGCAGACCAGGGACCGTCGGAGCACCCGCGGACGTTCGGTCGGCACCGGGTAGCAACGTGACGGCGGAATTCTCAAAGGCTTCGGTCTTGGAGTCGGACTGCTTGGAAAACATCCATCCGAGGCCCAACGTCCCAATCAAAGCAGCAACAGGTTCCATTGGAAACTTCTACTAGAATGACTTATTTTCCTACAACAACGCTACGCAGGGGAGAGACCCCCAGGGGTCTTAGCCGCAATGCGAAGGTCCCGTGCCAACGGGGGGACTCGTGCGCTGCTGGCCGACTGCTCCGCATAGAGCCCGGGCAACAGCCCTCCCGTCCTCGGCTCAAAGGCGACGGGCGCAGGAAGAATCGCCGCCGGTCCCATTGGCGTCGGAATACACGGGCGAAAGGCATCTTTGGCCGAGAGACGCGTCGTAATCATCCAATCAAAGGGTACCATGAGATTCTCCTGCGGATTCTCACACAGCCATTCCCACCGATTCCAGCCCACGGCACGTCCCGTGGAGGGCGGATCCACGAGCCGGGAGAAGGTCTGGGGGAAGGACTGCTCCTTCATGTCCGTGCGCCCTCCCTGGTTGACCTCGTCGGTGGTCGGGTCGTATTGACTACAAATTGTCTTGGTCGTAGGCCGATTGATGTTGAGCAGGTCGGACTCCACGTCCGTCTTGGCGAAGGAGCCATTGAGCGATGCCCCCCACCGCTGCTGCCGGATCGTCGGCTCGGGTGCAAAGGAGGCGTTACAATACTGGGGCGGCGCGTCGATTTGGTAGCGACCGGGACCCGTTGTGACGCGGAGATCATCGTTGGTCTTGCAGCCGTCATACTGCCGGCGCGTAAAGGACTGATTCTTCAGGGTCTCCATTCCTCTGCTTCTTGTGTCCGTTATTTTATTTTGTCGAGTACTTGTTCCGTGTTGTTAAGATGTAAGGAATCGCATAGACGGCCAGGGAGCCCACGAAGAGCGTGACGACGGCAGGAAGGCCGACGAGCGCAGAGGCGATGAGCGCCGACCCCGTCATCATCGCAGCGTCGGCCACGAGGATGCGACCCTGCCCCGATGCCGCGTAGGCCTTGAACACGTCAATCATTCCGTTGTGACCCGCCGGAATCGGCTGAATCACGCCCTTGTAGAAAAGCATGTCGTGCGTGAGTTGAATGGCGAGAAGTAGTGCGATGAAGACGGGGAGCGACCAGCCAATGTGGGGAAACACTGAAAACCGATAGACGACTTGCGCAATCAAGAATCCCAACACGATGCTGAGAACATCGGCGATGACAGCGTTCAGCCCGAATTCATTGTACCAAACATTAATATCCTTGCCCCAAAAATCCGGGAAAAACCGGATGAGAAAGAGGATGACGAGATCGACTACAATCACGGCAACGACGA